TTTTATAATACTGCAGTAGTCTGCCATTCTCTCCTTCTTCAGCTATCCGCTTCAAGCCTGTTTCGCCAAGCAGATTGCTTGAGTAATTATCGTTAGCGATGTCTATTGCAGGCATCACACTCTCAAACACCTCGCTATGAGCTGAGCAGCCTACTGGCAGCGCTTGCTCGAAGTCTTCTTTAGATATTGTTATCGTTGTCATTGCTATTGCTATTAGAATTAGTAACCTTCTTGGCATCTTTGTTCTCGTCGAGAGTGGTGAGCTGTATCATCGGCACATCTACCGTCGCCTTGTCGCTCCATCCGTTATAGTGGAGTATCAGGTGGTATGGCTTGGTCAGTATGTCGTGGCATGGCTTCTCTATAGCCTGCTTCAATGTGAAGAGCTCGCGCTTGTCGCTACCTGAATTGTTCATCTGACTCTTGCCAGGTGTGGCTCCCACCAGGTTGGGATGAATGCCGAAGGCGAAGCAGAGAGCATTCGAAGCTTCGCTCATATCGTCGCTCCAGTTGCCACCTTCCTTCTTGTTGGCGTCGTTGAGTGGCACTATGCGCACCATTCGGTTCTCCTTGCCGTTGGGGTCTACATAGTATCCGCTAATCATAGCCTTGCCTGCATTCTCGATACCTGTCACGAAGTCGATGATGTTCTGCTTCTCTTCCTCCTTGCGCTTTTTGCGTAGTGTCTCGTCTGATATTCCTTCGTTGTCACAAACGTTGTCCCAATACTCTTCGTGCACTTCTATCTGTACTCGTGGAGCCGAAGTGTTCTTAATCATATATCGTTTGCCGATACCAATCAAGCGATAGATATCGAACCAGGCATCGCGGAATATCGAAGAGTAATATGGCACAGGGTACATCTGGCAGCCTGGTGTTGCCATACGGCTCAATATAGCAAACTTGCGCTCCTTGGTAGGCTTATTCTTGAGTCCTGTCTCAGGATTAGGCATTTTGCCCATTCGTACCATCAGGTCGCCAAGCGGATTGAAATAGTCGAGCAATGGTATCACCTCAATCTTGCTTTCGTCAAAGAAACCGAGGCGCCAGTCGCCATAGAACACGTGCCTGAAGCTGTAGAACCTGCATATTCAAATCTGCAGTATGAGGCATCCTTGTTTCTTACCGTCACTATCTTAGTGCCATCCTTAGACAGGATGATAACTGTTACCGAGAAGAAGAAGAACTTGAAGTCGGTCACCTGCTCGAGGAACACCTCCTGTAGCGAATTGTATAGACAGAAGTCGCGAATTTCTTTGTCGCTCACGTCTTTTCTCGTCTCTCTATCCACGAAGCGCACCCCCTGGCCATAGCACGACACGATGTTGAACTGCTGACATTGTGCCGTCACCATATTCTCCATCAGCTTCTTCCTTACGTTGTATGGCAGCTGGTCGTCTCTGCCCCATTGCACATACTTATACTCTCGCTTCTTTACCACTATCTGTCTCACGCTCGATGCTCCTGACTGATCGTCGTCGTCGAAAACATCCATAGAGTCGCCACCATATTCTGAAGCTACAGAGTTGCCTTCCGACGATGAGCCTATTCCTGTAGGCACAATTCTATATTTGCGATAGCCGTCAGCATCTGCATGTTGTGATGTGGGCTGCAGGGTATTTCTATTTTTGCTCATAAGTATATTTTTTGATTGTTTATCTGTATGATGAATATCTGAGGCACGGTTCTCATCTCGCGGTTCTTAGGGTTGCGCAAGCGTATAAAACCTTGTCGCCACGCCACATGGTGCACAAGCCAGCCCTTGTAGTGGACGATGGCGCCTGTTTCGCCCTTGTAAGCGTATACGTCTACAAGTGCCCGATGCTGATAAGCCTGGTCTATCTGGCGCAGCATCTCGGTGAAATGGATAGCGTTCATTCAAAGGTATTGTCAAAGGTGTTGTCGAATATTCTGCCTGCACGTTCCAGGTTCAGCACGTTGTGGTTGCGCTGAGCATACTGATACGAGAAGCTGAATCGAGGCAGCGACGTAGGCTTGTTGTCGTATTCCGACTTCGAGTCTGTTATTATAACCTCTTTGCCCACGTTCGGGTTGCCATTCTTGAAGGTCACTATATGCACGTTCATCGAACGGAATAGCTCGTCCACCCAGTTTGCCATGGTGAACGACAGTATGCCTGTGTCGGCTTTGAACACTCTGGTTTCGGTAATCGCATAGTTGCGTTGGGTTTTGCCTATATACGCTTGCTCGCGTTTGTACGATGGCGCTATAGTGTGTGTGCCTGTGCAATAGATTAGCTCTTCCACTCCGAACGAGTTGTCGAATACCAGAACTGGAGCGCAGTCGGGCTCATCAAAATCGATTGTGAACCGGAACGTGCGCTTTCCAGCCTGGACATCATAACATAGCAACGTCTTGCCTGCCATGGCAAACTGCTCTGCCGACACATCGAGTGTGGTATAGCGGTCGTTGCCTCCAACAGGCAATATCGAGAAAGATTTATTAGTGCCATCGTCATAGTAGGCTGTCGCGGTAGCCTTGTCGGTACCGATATAGTGTAGATACTCCAGACGATGAAGACTCGTCACCTTCTCGCCCTCGAGCAATGTCAGATAGTGAGTATCTATGAAGTCTTGAGCAGTAGTGTTGATATCCACCTCGCTATATATGATATCTGCCTCCATGCTTTTGGTAGACATGATGGTCTCGTTGTCGGCATCCTGTTCGGCAATCTGTATCTTCAACTTTACCTTCAGGCGCTTCTTGGCATAAGGAGTGAGCAGACGGTCGAGTTCGGCAAGCGTAATCACACCTGCCAGCGGATATAGATATTCCTGGTATACCTGTTCGTCGTCTACCGTCATCGTCACCATGGCGCGGTT